CGACATAAATTTGATCCTAGTGATTGGTTATGGTGTCCAGATCATAAAAATACTGATAGAATGTTTGAATGTACAAAAAATATTAAACCGGTAAAAGTTTGTGATGCTATTGAAGAAATAATAAAAGTAATAAACAATAATGATTAAATCAATAAAACCTCAAGATTTTGCAATTATTATAGAAGATATTGTTACTAATAAAAAAATGTCTTATTTAGATGCAATATCTTATTACTGTGAAGAGACAAAAATGGAACCCGAAACAGTTGGAAAACTTGTTCAAGGAAATTTAAAAGCCAAGCTAAGAGAAGAAGTTACAGCCTTGCATTTTCTCCCAAAAACTGCTACAATACCAGGACTATGATAAAAATGGATCCGTTTGATTGTTATAAAGAATACGTTTCAATCAAGACTCATTTTCATGCTAATAAGTATGATTACTTTAAGCATAAAAAAAGAAAAATCTCATTGAATGCTTTTAAAAAACGTAATGATCAATTCTTTTTTGTAAGATTGTCAAAAAGTTATAAAGATGATGAGATATCGAAATTCTTTGTTGCTAACTTTATTGAGAATGAAAACTTGTGGATAGGTGATGCACTTGATTCACAAGCAGAAATAAAATATAAAGAATGGCAAAAAAGAATACAAAGCATGAGTTATATTTTTAGCAATGATATTGAAAAATTGTTGAACAAAGAAGATTTTGAAAATTGGTTCAAAGTTGAAAAAGGTCAACATCCTTTATTGCTGAAACAAACGATTGCTAAATATATTTGTATGGAAACTTTTTCCATACTTAATATGATACTTAACTTTGTTCCTGATTGGGATCAAAAGATAAAAGAAACTTTTGTCTGGCCCCAGTTTAGAGATAAAGTTTTAAAATACACTCCATTTTTGGAGGTGGATAAGACGAAATTTCGTAAAATACTACGAGATACAATTAATACAACGAATACAACGAATACAACTAATATAACGAATATGAAAGGTTAACAATGGCACAACTATCCGCACTAAAAAAATCCCGCAAATCCTTTATGCAAAATCTTCACAAAGAAATTGAGAAGATTGATACTCCTTCTGAATCGAAGAGTTATATCGATGATCGATTTTGGAAGCCAGAAATAGATAAGTCTGGAAATGGATATGCAGTTATTCGATTTCTTCCTCCAGTAGATGGAGAGGATGTCCCATGGGCAAGAGTTTTCAATCATGGTTTTCAAGGACCAACAGGTCTTTGGTACATTGAAAATTCTTTGACAACTCTTGGTAAGAAAGATCCTGTCTCAGAATATAATTCTCAACTCTGGAATTCTGGAATCGAGGCAAACAAAGAGGTTGCTCGTAAGCAAAAGCGCCGCTTAACTTATATCAGTAACATTTATATTGTTTCTGATTCAAAGAATCCTCAGAACGAGGGGAAAGTCTTTTTGTATAAATTTGGGAAGAAGATTTTCGATAAGATTAATGATGTGATGAACCCCGAATTTGAAGATGAATCTCCTGTAAATCCCTTTGATCTTTGGGAAGGTGTGAACTTCAAATTAAAGATTCGTCAAGTTGAAGGTTATCGAAATTACGATAAGAGTGAATTTGATAAACCCACACAACTTGTAGAAGACGAAACTGAGCTTGAAAAAGTTTGGAATTCACAGTATGCTCTTACAGAATTTACTGGTGATGATCAATTTAAGGCTTATGATGAATTGAAAGCGAGACTGGATTCTGTTCTTGCAGTAGAAACTCCTCCTATTACTGAGCCTGTTTTTCGACCTACCACTACACCCAAAACTGCTGAAAATGTTTCTTCAGAAGAAAAAACGTCTTCTGTAGATGATGAAGATATGTCTTATTTTGCTAAATTAGCAGAAGATAACTAATCTCACTTTAGGGGGCCTGGAGTGTCGTTCCAGCGGCACGCCTTCTAAAAGCCCCCCGCACTATGGCTAACATCTCCATCCAGCAGGCCACTCCCATCCATGTTTACAAAATCGTGATTTTGTTGAACTGTAGTTGAACTGTTGACACTAGAGTAGTCGGTATGGTACATGTTGGTGCTAGATTGGTTGCCTGCTCCACTGTTGGTGTCTTCCTTCAATTTATTTTGCAGAAACTTCAATTTTATAGCATCAAATTCAGCAGAATCCTTCTTCAAAACATCTGTAGTTCGTGCAACATGTGAGGCGGCTGAAGGATGAAAAACACCTTTTTCCTGGTACATTCCCTGAGCCCTACCTTCAGCCAATGTTTGCAAATATCCAGAATATAGGGTTTGCATTTGTTCATATGGATCAGCTTTACCTCTTTTGCCGATATTCTGTCTAGCACTCCCTGTCTTCCAAGTGCCCTTTTTTTGGGTAGCTAGTTGTTTAGACTGAAAGGATGCATCTGCTCTTGCTTCCTCCAATGCTTTCTCTGCAGGAGATAATACTTTTTCAATTCCAAATACTTTAGCAAATTTTTCTCCAGCGAATGCACCAATTGTATTTGTTAACCATTGTACTATAACTCCAAAAATAGCACCTATTATAGCACCAGCAATAATTCCAGGTAAACTTCCTACACCTCCAAGAATTCCTCCTGCTGCCGCGCCTGCTAATGCACTTGTTACATATGGATTTTTTGCTTGTCTTTTAATAAAGTTCCATGTAGCCGTTTTCATGGCGTCTGCCATTCCTTTACCTTCTTGATCATTGATTTTTAGTGCTTCTGATAAAATTGGTCCTCCTACGAGTCCAGCGGCCGCTCCAAGTAATGCACCAGCAAGCATTCCAACAGGACCCATTGGGGCACCCATTGCGGCTCCAAAAATCGCTCCAGCACCAGCGGCCCCTCCACCGCTACCCCAATCAATTTTCATATACCAATTTTTTAGACCTGTTCTGAATGCTACACCAAGGTCTTTTTCTCCTCCTTTTTCCACTGACATCATTTCTTTCCAGACACCCGCTCCCATGTATCCAAGACCTCCTCCAATCATTGCCCCAGCTATTATTCCTGCTGGACCTCCAGCTATTCCCCATTTTGCGCCCATCAAAGCACCAGTGACACCAGCAAACATTCCTGCATTATCCAGCATGTATGCTTTTACTTTTTCAACTGTTCCCTTAGAGTTCATTTTTCCTGAGCCGTCTGTAAAAATATGATTTAGTCCAGTTAATGCTCCTCCAAGTATTCCACCAATTATTGCTCCTCTTGGTCCCAACAATCCAAAACCGAGCAAAGCACCTTTTCCAGCACCTCCTGCCGCGGCCGCCCCAAGACTTGTATAGGCCTCACCATGTGAAGAAAAATACGAATCCATAAATGCTGAAATACCGCCACTAAATGTTTTTTGACTAAATCCTGCTTCTAATGCTTTAATTAATGCTGGTCCTGCAACCATCAAAGCAACGCCTCTTGCTAATTTAGGGATCAATGACATGCCTAAAGCGGCAGGCAAAAATCTTCTTAATCCCCCAGGAATTCCTATAAGTGCAGTAGATAAAAAATTTCCCAACATTCCCATGAATCCTTTTCCTGAGAATTTTGGTAGGTCCTGTTTAGATTTCATTGTAAGGCCTTTTGACTTCTCTTTTTTACCTTCAAGTTCGTTTTCTCTTTCTTTTCTTAATGTGTCCGCCTCTGATTGCAATCCTTTTAGCATGAAACCTTTCATGCTTTGTAATACATCTGTTTGTATTTCTAGATGTTTTTGAAGACTAGCAGTATTTCCTGCGTTTTGTTCTTTAAGCTCAGAAACAAGATTTTGAAAATGTTCATAATTATGGGGTTTACGTGCCATTATTGGGTCTTTCTTTGTTGTTCTTTAATTTTTCTATTTTCTTCTTCTATATGAGATATTAACATTTCTACGTAGATATCTCTTTCAAAAGGTATTAAATTTTCTACTTCTGTTAAACTATATTTATGATGTTGCATCAACTGAAACGTTAGTTGATAATAGTTTGCTAAACTATTATGACTACAAATTATAAAAAAAAATCGCCAATTCCATTTAAAGTTTGTTTTTCATGACATTTACATTTCTCACATGTAAATTCAATATCATGTAATATAGCAGGCATTGTACTAAAAAATACCTTAAGTTTTTCAAATTGATCACTTGTTAAGCTACTAATAAATTCATTCATCTCTTCTTCACTATGGTCACTCGCAGTAAATACTTCATCATCTGAATATATGTTGTCAATACAATTGGTAACAATATCGAATAACTCTTTTACAGCCGAAGCATTTTCTGCATTTTCTAAGTCTGCTAAATTACTGTAAATATTCATTGTTGGATATTTCATTTCAACCGTAATCTTATCTGTTAATTTAATAAGTTTTGAATGATTCTCATTTATAGTAAGTTTTATATCAGATAAATTTATTTTTATTTTTGTTAAACCATCACAAGACTCTTCATTACTATTTTTTTCTTCTGGGTGTTTTGCTTGTATTTCAATAGAATCGCCAACAGATTTTGTTCTTATATTTAATAATGCCATTTGTAAATCAAATAATGGTAATTGGTCAGCATCAACATTTTCTGATACAATACAATTATTAATTATTTGTTTTGAAGTTCTTATTATTTCTTCTTGATTTCCTCCTTCCATAGCCATTAATAAAAGTTTTTCTTCTTTGACTAGAAAGGGTCTGTAAGTTACTGGTTCTTTTATTGAAGTCAAGTTCATTGAAAATATTGGTGCTTCAATTACAGGTAAACTCATTATATTCTCCTAATATAATATAAAATGATTAAAATCCTCTACTGGTATCACCAGTTGTTAAAAAATCTTGTACACGCTTTGATGTCCAGTTAGCGGCACCTGAGGTGATTTGTTCCCACTTTCGATATGCAAATGTAACACTAAGTCTCGCATATTCATTATTTTGTGACCATCCTAAATTTATCGCCCCTACATTTAAGGGATATGCTTCTCTAAATTTTATTCCATAACTTGAAATATTTTGTTCTGTATATGTTGTTAAAATAATATCACTCGTATAATCATTATAATATGAAGCATCATATAACTCAGGATCAACTACATTATTTTGCCAATTATCAAAATATGCTTTCTCTTCCCAACCTTCTGCCGTACAAATAAATGTCATTGTAGTGTCAATAAACATTTGTCCATAACCGATTTTTCTTACTGGTCCATATAATTTATCTTCAACTGTAAGTATAGTTTTACCAGGAAGTTCTGCTTGTTCACATTGAAAACCAGTGAAATCTTGATTTCTACCAGGAATATAAACTGTATATCTATTTACTGGTGCGGGACCATGTTTTTTCTCTATTTTTTCTCTAAAAGTGTTTATGCTTAACATTAAATCATTCTCCTACTATCCCCCCAAACAACGAGTTTGTTTTCTTTTTTAAATCTTTCTGTTGGTAAAAATAACGCAATTTCTTTTTCATCATCATCCACAATTACAACTCTAGATGTTATGTGTTTATATAAATATCTTTTTACTGTTGGTTTAAGTACCTTAATTCTTGAAAGTGCTTCATAGTTTACGCCTTTAGAACGATCAATAGCATCCATTAAGTTCGCTCTAAGTAATGGCGGAAGATAATGAAAGTTTAAACCAAGAAACCCATTTCCATACATTTTTACACACATGATCAATGGAAATCTATCATAATATTTCATTTTTTCTTTAGTTTTTGGATCATAAAAATATGATGCCATCGCACCAGGAGATATTGTTCCTGTACCTGATTTTTTAGCAGTTTTATAAAATTCGTCTGCAGTATCGACTTCACTAAATCTACTTCTCAATTCTGCTCTTAGGGCACCAACCTTTCTACGAAACCATTGTGATGCATTACGTGTTTTTGGTTGTCCTTCATTTCTTCTTAGTGCGTTTTTTAATTTATCTAAAAATGTTTGATCTTGTTGTGCCATAGTTATATTTAGCTAAAAAAGATGATCTTCTGTAATGATTTTAAATCTCCATTTTCTGTTTTTACAAAACTCTGTGGCCGCTTTCCATTTTGCTTCATTTACACCAAATGTGTATACTTCGGATAAATATCTTTTAGTAACTTTTTTGGGTTTTTTGGGGGGCGATGTTTGTTTTTTGGGTTTGACTTCTATAACAATGCATTCTGTTAGACCGTCTTTCCTTTTTATTTTAATCCAAAAATCAGGAAAATATCTATGTATTCGTTTATCAATAGGAGATTTGTAGGGCACAATTATTTCTTCACTTGACCATTCAATAACCATGGGATTATTTTCACAATAATTCATGAATTTTTTTTCCCATAAAGAACGGTAAGTTATCTTAGTAGGATCTCCCCGATATTTTTTCAAATTCTTTATTTTATATTTTCCTTTGTAACTCATGCTAAATATTATGTATAACGAGGAGAATAATGTCTACAAATGCAGAAACTAAATTAAGGTCTATAGTAGGTGTAAGAACTGGTATTTCAGTTCATAGATTTCCAGAAAATATAGGATCTTTATCAACAGATCCAGAATCAAGAAAATTTTGTTTATTTCGCTTTCATAATGTAGACGATAGTGGAAATTCAGGAAGTACAACTGTTTGTGTAGTATTACCTTTTCCAGAAATAAATGATGCGATTAATGTAAAATATGACAATGTTGAATTTGATGTAGTTGGAGCAATTGCAGTAGGAGCCGCAGGAGGAAATGTAAGCGTAGATCGTTTATCTGCTATTGCAAAAACAGGAATACACTCTTTTAATAAAGATTCTTTTGCACGAATAGCCGCAGATGTAGTATTGGGTGGAACTCCTGGATTAAAAGCAGGAGTTGCAAAAGGATTAAATACAATACAGAATCCTTATATTACAAATGTGTTCAACGGGGTGGGATTTAGAGAATTTTCTTTTTCTTTTGTTCTTATACCAAAAAGGGCTCATGAAAGTGATCATATACAAAATATTATTGAAACTTTTAAGAAAACAATGTTGCCTGAAAGGAAAGTAATAAAAGAGGGAAAACACAGACAGCAAAGTACAGGCATTTTAAAAATGCCCGATAAAGTTGATGTTACATTTTTTCCTACTACTAAAAATTATAAACGAAATGATTCAGTAATAAAAATTCAAAATGCAGTTGTAACAGATTTTACAGTTGAATATTCAGCGGGTACACAAAATCCTACTTTTTTCAAAGAAACAGGTGCCCCATTATCTGCTACATTAAATGTGTCAGTTAAAGAAACTGAAATTTATACTAAAGAAAGACTCATAAGAGATTATCCAAAATACAAAGAGGAATTTAAATAAAAATGGCAAAACCAGCCCCACTCGACCAAATTAATAAACTTTTAGGAGCTAAAAAAAGATTAGAATATCCTAGCGGAATTGCACTTAAAGGATTGCACCATTTTATGTTGATAAAAGAATTGAAATGGAAATCTCCCGAAAAAAATAGTGATGCATTTAATGGTGCCCAAAGTGGACAATCAAATTTTGAAAATATTACTTCTGGTAACGAATCAAAAGATTATTATGAAGAAGGTCAAAATTTTATTTTACATTTACCTCCTGGTTCATTAAAAACACAATATTCTGCTGATTATGCTGATGTAAATTTGGGTATTTTTGGAGACATATTGTCTCAAAATGCATTTCAAATAGCAGAAGACTTAAAAAGACATTTTTCAAAATTTTCAAACCAGGATACGGGTTTTATACAAGATACAATGGATGTGTATAAAGATATGGGGAAATCCATAGTAGATAAAGCTATGCCATATTGGGATAGTGAAGATTTTGGAAATGATTTTGCAAAGAGAATGAAATTTAATGTAGCAACCGCTGTTGGGGCTTTAGCTCCTTCAAATGCAAAAGGAGAACAAATAGCATCTATGTCTATGCGGGCGGCAAGAAATCCATATACTTCTCTTATATTTACAGGAATAAAAAAATTACGACAACATAATTTTAATTTTGAATTTAATCCTAAAACTGCAAAGGAATCTAAAACTCTTATGTCGATTATATTAAATTTAAAATATGGAATGCTACCAGGATTGGATGAATTAAATGTTGGAAAGAAGAATTCAGTTCATCATCTTCCAGTACAAATACTTACACGACAGCCCCATGTCGATCCATTAAAGACTGATATTAAGACAATAACTATTAAAAATAAAATGAATTCTGCATTTTTTACTTTTCCTTCTAATTATAGAATTCAATTTTTTAGTAATGCTAAAGAAAATTCATATTTGTATCGTATAGGAAATTCGTTTTTAGTATCACTTAAAGCCAAATATTCACCTAGATTTTTTGAAGAAAATGGAATGCCACAATCAATAGGTTTACAGCTTCAATTTAAAGAAAATTTTACTCATGATAGATCACATGCGGAGACTTACTAATGTCAGAATTTTTTAGAAATTATAGTACACTTTATTATAATATGGATAAAGTTAAACCCATTAAAGGAAAACTTGTGACAAATTTATTGTCTAGAGTAAATGTGTCTAATGATGTTTTAAAAAACGTTACTTCATATTATCCATATCGAATAAAAGAATTCGAAAGGCCCGATGTTATAGCTCAAAAATATTATGAAAATTCAGATTTAACTTTTTTGATATTTTTAGCGAATAATATTCAAGATCCTTTATATGATTGGCCGTTATTTGGAGATGAGTTTA